CTGAATAACCAGTGTATTTAGGATGCCTCCACTTTTTACCACGATTCTGTTTTAGAATGAACATTGGGTGGTTTGAAATGTAATCAGAGTGGTATTGCATCTCGTAGAAATCTACCTGCATGTTTGGCTTCTGGTGCTCCTCCCATGCGCCGTGCTTTACCTCGTAGATATTTCTTTCTTTCTCCTCGTACCCCCAGCGCTTCACATAGCCCTTGCGCTCAGATGATTCGTGAAGCCACCAGTTAATGCGGTCCATACTGGCTTCTACTTGCTCTTTGGGGCGGTGAATCCACACAACAGCACAATCAGGCTCTTCTGGCAAAAGATCGACCCGCCATGAGTTTGCTGGCAACTGCATTACGAACTTGTATTGCCCTTCCACAAGCCTGAGAACTTCCGGCCAGTGGTTCCTAACGTCCGTTTCATCAACCCAAGTTACCCCCAGATCTTTGGCCAACATCTGTGAGCAGATCGTTGTACCTGAACGCTGGCAGCCTGTGATGATTACTTTGTTGTACTTAGAAAGCGTTTCAAGTACGTCTTCTCGCGCATCTATGATCACTTTCTATTTTTTCTTTGCTTCTACTGGCTTAGCCTCAGCGGGCTTGGCTTCAGCGGGTTTGGATTTTGCTTTCTTTGCGGGCTTATCTTCAACCCATTTGTTTCCTTTGAAGATTTGAACCACTGGTTCTGAACCGCCAGCACAAACAACTCGAAATGCATCTTTACTTGCCACATATGAAAGCACGTTCCGGCCTTCCGCTTTGTACATTTTCATAAGCTTCTGAGATGAAGTGCCGGGGGGCTTATCACCCACATAAACAATGCAGCGACGTGGCCTGTTAGCCAGACGACTGGCCATCGTCTTATCAGGCTCTCCCCAGAGCACCAAGAAGTGCTCCCCAACATAAAATCCGCCCTTGTCGTCTGCAAGGTTCCCGCACACCCCCCGGCACAAACCAGGCTTATGCTCAAGATCACTCACCACACAAGCAGCTAAACCCAAACCATCTTTCAATCGGTCTGATGCTTCTGCGGCATTAGGGACGATCCCAATAAACTCACTTCCACGATGAAAAGACATCTCAACTCCTATGCTGTCGCCAATTTGGAATAACTAGCTAATACTACTTTATCTTCGCCCATGTAGGCCCTTACCAGGGAGTCTAACTCATGCGGGGCTAAAATATCTCTTTCTGGCAACCAGCCAAACTCTTTCAAAAAGCGCTCACCACTTATTGAATAAGCCTCGTCTTGGCCTGGGCGATCACCCACGCAAAACCCTGGTGTGTACTCGTTTCCAAGCTGCCAGCCTGCAACTTCTGCAAGCGCATCAACAGTCTGGAGCACTGTAAGTTTTCGTGGTCCAGCGATATTGTATGTGTCGTAAGAAAGTGTGCCTGCGACAAGAGCTTTGCCTACAGACCAAAGGCACTCCACAAAATCGGCAACATGAATCCATTGCCGGATCTGTGTTCCTCCTCCATGAAGGGGCACTTGCTCCCCCCTGGTAAGAAGCCTACAGGCAATAGGGATTAGCTTTTCTGGATATTGATACGGGCCGAAAGCATTACAGCCACGAGTAATAGCAAAACGCAAGCCGAAGCTTCTACCTTCTGCGCGAACCGCAAGCTCCCCCGCCGCTTTTCCGGCGCTGTACGGGCTGCTAGGGCGGAGCGGATCTTCTTCAAACATTTCATGCGCTTTGCCATCAATGGACACCCTAGCTGGACCATAAACCTCATCAGTGCTGCAATACAGCAAGGGGATGTTGTGGTACGAACAAGCGCTTGCCACAACTTGTGTCCCTACTGCATTTACCTCCATAGTAGAGGAGGCATCTGAGAGGCTTGCATCTACATGAGATTGTGCCGCTAAATGCATGACTAAGTCAATAGGCTGGCCATGTGCTTCAGCAGCAACAATAGTAGTGTTCACATCAGTTGAGCTACAGACGTTACCCGGCATGAGTTTAGCGATTTCAGCCACCCTCATTTTGCCAGTTGCTACTTCTTCTAAAGAATCCAACACCCAGACAGAGTTGACGTGCAGATCTGAGCACAGTCTTTCTACTAAGTGTTGGCCTATAAAGCCGCAGCCGCCTGTAACTAATATATTCACTATTTGCTCATTCTGGATTTCAAAGCTTCAACCACACCTTTGCGTGTTTTGCCAGCTTCTTCTGCATCAAGATATGTTTGCAAGTGATCATCGTAATCACCCGACCTAAGCAGCTTTTCAATAACTTTGACGCTGTTGTCTAGCAGATCCATATCAGCATCACCTGCTTCCTCTTTGGCGGCAGGCTTAGGTGCTGGGGCTGGTGCTGCTTTCCCCCCCATAGCTGCCGCTAACTTTTCTTGCCGCGTAACAGAGGGCTTACCCCAACTGTCAGCAGACAAGGCAGCGATAACATCGCGCCCCTCACCAAATACAACCCACTCTTTCCCAAAGCGCTTTGCTTTTAGGACCGAAACGGGTGTGTAAACTTCCATGTTGTTGCTTGGATCGCCGCTTTGAACGGCTTTGACGTAGAAAGGCATTATTGAGACTCCTTGGGAAAGATCCTTTGATACTTGGCAAGAATACCGCGTGCAGCAGGAGGAATATAGTCCTCACTTACTCTGTATGAGTAACCACCACCTGATTCACTTCTCATTCCAGAATGCCGGGCAGCATTGAAGTGTTGTGCGCAAATAAGCGAGGCGGCATGCGAAAGGTCTGCCGGAACCGAAGCGTACCCATGAGTGTAGGTGACTTCTACAGTTTGCCTGCCTTCTGCGAAAAACTTGCTTGCGTCTTTCAAAGCCAACAACCCACTCCTGGCTTCAAAGTACCAAGTTTCAGTGGACAATGTGGATCCAGAGCTTGCTACAGAAGCAACTGAGATCACAGGGAAGTTCCTTAGAGTAAACTCAGTTTCTGCTGTACTTGTGATGTTGTACTTCTCAGTAACCGTAGTCTGAGTAATCGCCGCCATTCCGGTGTAGGCAATGATCTGCTCATCTGCTACTTCCAACAGATCGTCAATGTAGGTATCGTGCATGGTAACGGCACTGGGAATACCCAGTACACGTTTCACTTTTACTCTAGTTGTTAGATCTGCCATAGAACACCTTAAGCTGGGACTAGTCGGTACATATACTTACGGTTTGAAGCTCTTTTCCGGGCGTGCTTGCTGAAGTTGCATTCAACAATGTTTTTCTCCATCAATGTCTTGATGGCTGTTCTCCACTCGGTATCTTTAATCTCGGCTGCCTCTACAATGTTTTTCTTTGACTGCCACTCGCCATTTTCCAAAGTATCAACAATCAACTTTTGGCTAGGCGTTGTTGGTACAACACGGGTTTTGTCTAAGATGTCTTTCCACTGGGGCGTGATTTCTTGCCACCCCATACATGCGGCCCGATGTGCTGCTTCTTTGGTGCGAATAAAGAGCGCATGAATAAACTCGCCCTGGAACTCAACAAGGCGTGTTTCTTTTACTTCAGCATAAGACTGAAACTGAATTGCTTGAGTGTCACCCTCGTCTGTGCAAATACCTTTTTTGGTAAACACAAAGTTGTATGACTCTTCGTTAGGAATATCTCTTCTAATGGGCATAAAAAACCTCCGTTGAGACTGTATCACGAAACGCAAAGCCCCGGCCAACCACTATGAGCTGACCGGGGCTTTTAGGGAAATCAACGCTTATTAGGCGACGTTGATACCGCCGACAACAGCGCCACCCAGGGTGTTTGCACACACAAGTGCGCCATCCCAGAAGATGTCAAACTGCTCAAACTGCGAATCATCGCGAGCAAGTGGCATCATGGTTGTAGGAGTAAGCTCCTCAACCCAGTTGTACCGCTTGTTCACAACGACAAGTGCAGTCGTTGGGTTTGACGACTCGCCAGAAAGGGCCGTGATAGACGTTCCAGACCAAGTCAAGTCATCAGGCATGCCGGTGGAAACCACGATTGGGATTCCATCATAGGTGCGGACGCGGAAGCCAGCAGCGATTTCAGCCATGTCGTCAAAGCGTTGACGGGAAGAAAGCGCAGCGTTCAGCTTACGAGCACCAGTGTAAGAGGCATAGATGACCAGATCCGAACGGCCTGCACCGCCCTTCACCAAGTCAATGGCCTCGTCCAGCTTAGCCAGGGTCAAGCTGTCACCAGCAGCAACACTCGTGTTGGCAACGACTTGGGTCGAAACTGCATTGATTTGCGTCAACAACCCATCAATCTGGGTGGAAAGCCCATCGGAGTCTCCGATGAAGAGTGCAGACTCCAACGCATTGTTGAAGTCGTCAAGCTTCCAAGTCATTTCCTCAGCAAGAATGTCAATGTAGCTGCGGCCACGGGCACGCATCTTACGAGTGACTTTGCCTCGGGTAACGAGGGTCTGGTATGTGAAGCTTGACTGTGCATAAGAGCCAGTAGACTCAGCAACAGTAGCAGTATCAGCAATCCACTCACTTGAAGCCGTCATAGCCGATGCGGTACGACGGTTGATAAGTGCAGCGGAGCCTTGGCCTGGACGACGGTCCATAGTACCAAGAGCACCAAACTCACGCAGCGTAAGCTGCTGAATGATTTTGTTGACGTAGTTCTGGATGAGAATAGTTCCAGCGCCCGAGACGTTGATTGCACGCTCGAATGCTTGGCGACGATTCACATCAAGGTTGGCCCAGTTAGGGTTAATAAGTCCAGCCATGATTACCTCCACCCCGTTCGGTCGTCTGGGGTTGTAATGACGCCATCAGCAACGCCTGCCTCAAGAAGAGCACGAAGATCCTTCTCAAGAGAGTTGCGGGTAGGCAGTTGCATAAGATCTTCAGACTCGCGTCGCTCAGTTTGCTCTTTACAAACAGCGGCCAAAGCACTTGCGCCGCCTTGTCCTTCCTCGACAGTACGGATGAACTCACCCATACGGCCAGGCTGACGAGAACGAACGTCCGCTGGGTTATGTGCGTAACCAGAACGGACAGGGCGGCTAGCCATACGGGCAAGCTTGCTCTCCATTTCTGTGATCCGCGCACGAAGCAGTTCTGCTTCTTCGTTTACTTGGGGGGCTTCTTCCACAACAGGGGTCTCCTGTGGTGCTTCCACCTTTTGCGCCATGTCCCGCTCAACAAGTTTGCCAAGCAAAGCTTCCATTGCTCCCATGCTGCGACTAATCGCCTCAAGTGTAGCATTCTCTTTGCTCTCGGTGACAGGCGCGGTCTCTTCAATGATGTCGTCGGACATGACGCGCTCCTCTTTGGGTTTTAGTGTGACTGTATCAAGTTCTACTTCTGCGCTTCTATGAGCGTCGTCCTGGGTAGATTTTTCACCCATCTCAGCGGTTATGTCAAGTGCTTCATCTGCACTCTCGCTTCTACCGCCTGCTTGGTTGAACTCTGGTGGCTCTTTATCAGCTTTGTCGTAATAACGAGAAAGCATGTCATAAGCCTTCTTCCTTTGGTCGTCGGGGATGTCAACACCCCCGCGTGACCCATTGATTGCCGCCATCGCAGCAACCACTCCGCGCCAATACGCCTTCAAGTCTCCACCTGACATCTTGGCAAAAGGAAGTTTGTACCCACCTTTGATCTCATCGTTATCTGGATCAAAGTAAGCGTGGGCCTTTTTAAAGCGATCCCAGTCTTCGGGATCCCCCAGGACTTCATCGGCCTCTTTAGCCGTGAAGCTCCACGAATCGTCCATTGGTTCATGAAATGGCAGGTCAGAGAATGATGGCACAGACCTTAACTCTTCACCGATCTCCTCATCCTCTACCAACTCATCATCCAATAGCGCATTAAACTTTTCAATATATTTCTCTAGGGTAGACCGAACCTGCTGTACCTCATCATCTGGGATACCTGGGTTTTCGCTATCCAGCCTTTCCTGAATAGAACGCACCTTATCCAAGAACACATGGAGTGTGCCGTTCTTGCTCATCGGATCATCAGGCTTTTCAGGATCGTACATTCTGCCAATAAGAAGCTTGTAGCTGCTCTTCTCTCGCGGCTTATCAGCGTCATACCACAAGTGCGCCTTACGGTAGAGGCCCCAGTCAGCTTCCGGCCCATGCAGGGTGCCTAGAATGTTGTCTTGCAAGCGGCCCATTTGTGAAGGGCGCTTATTGAAACGCATGTCCAGCGGCGCAAGCGGCAAGTTAGCGAAAGCTGTTGCAGCGCGATTGCCAGGCTCTAAGCTGACTTCCCGCTTCTCTTCATCTGGGTTGTTAGGCCCATCATAAAGCTCGCCAACAGGATCCGTAACTGGGTTCTCTACCGGCTCAAACATTTCATCTTCGGGTTTGCGGTCATAAGAACTGCAAACATATTCAGGCGCACAAGTGAACTCATGCCTGTAACACCAGTTCTGATCACTCATGCTTTTGCAAGTGCCGCACTTATCTGTGGGCGAGTTGCTTACATCGTAGTTTGGCGCATCTTGCACAGTGCGTGCTGACTTTACGGCATTGCCAACACTTCTCGCCACACTGTAGATCCAGCTATCTGGATTGCTTGGTCGGCGTGTAACTGCCAGGTGATCAAGCTCTACGCCTTTAATGATCATACGCTCAACTTCATCTTCGTCGTTCGTGATCACTTCCATGTCCGTAAACCAGCCGCCAATAGACCAGCCGACAGTGGCCCCCCGGTCTAACAAATTCAACAAGCGGGAAGCGCGGGAATCTTCTTGGTACACCGATGTTTTTACGCGCAGCAAGTGGCCGACATCTGGACCACCGCGAACTGCGTCTTTCAACACTGCACCACGCTCGATGTCAGCATCTACTGTCATGCCAAAGACTTGATCCCATTCATCATCACGATGACTGGGCACATAAGGGACGCCTGCCTTGAACTGGCTCTGCATGTGCTGCAAAGCCTCAATGCTCATTTCAGTACCATGCCAATCAACAGATGTAGAGCTAGCAATACCTTCAAGTAAAATCTCACCGGGCTTTGCTCTATATTTATTGTCTTTATCTCCGCCGCCCCGCCCTTCTTCTGCTTCCGATCTCTCTTCAACCTGTGGCTCTGCTTCAATGCGCCGTGCATTCATAGAGAATGCGCCAGCACACGGAATCCTGCCGCGCCCAATCCAACGATTAGACTCGCCTTCCTCCACTGACCTTTCAAGATCTAGTGGGTACACTTTGTCGCCAATGGGTACTTCTACACGCAGTTTCATATCATTATCCATGTTGAACTACGCGCCTATTTTGGCGTCAATAATCCGAATGTATCAGATCAAGCATTGATAAACAAGGCGTAGAACAGTTTGGTTATTAGCAGATAATACGAACTTCTACCTTATTCACTTTCAACTATCTCGCTTTCTTTAGCAAATACCAATACGCACCGGCAACGAGCACCGCATTGGGTGTCGCTTGCTGGGACTAAATTTATATCCTCAACATTGCGCCATGGTTGTGAGTGCTCAAGCGAGCAAATGCCGCAGTTGTTTCCAGGCTGTGCAACCCATTTGTATTTCCACATGACCGGCTTGCCGTTCCCATCAATCACAACCTTGCTTTTCATGGCAGATGAAAGGACAAGGTAAGAAAGGGCGACCAGTTTACCGCTCCAGTTTTCAATGCGATTGGACTGCGCCTCAAACTCACCATCAATCTGCTCAACGACATAGTCCGGGGAGTCCTCGGGGCTGACGTTGTCGGCCCGGTCACGTTGGGCCAAAGTTGCGGCCTCTAAGATCATGATCAGGTTCTTCCGCAATGTTCCAACCATCCCGCGAGTATCCCGCAGGTAAAGCATTGCATCATTTTGGTACCTGTAAGCCACCTGCATCGGATCCATCTCTGGAGAAGCCTGCATAATATCTGCCGCGCCCGAATAGCCGACCCGAGCAGCCTCGGTATAGTTGCGCATGGTTGCGAAACGCCACTTCACCTCAAAAGCATCTAAAGCTTCATTGATTCTCGCTTTAGCTTTATCAGCGCTTAGTACAGTGATGCTTCTGCCCGTGTATGCAGCCCCAACAATAGCCTCGACCTCATTGACCAAATCTACATACAACCTGGCGACCTCGAAAGTGTATTCACGGACAACGGAAGCCAGTTCCTCAAGGTCAAGAGTGTTTTCTTCACTGAAGTCATACGGTGATGCCCAATGGCTAGGCAATCCTGGATCGCGCAACAATACACTGCGCCAACTTTGTTCAGGAGATGCCGCCTGTGCCTCACTAGCTTTGGCTCTAAGCCCAAGCCTTTGGGGCGCATTAGAGAGCACGGCGGGGGCATCTGAAACAGGATCAGCTACTCCACCTGTTGCATCCCCTGCTTCTGGCGATGTGCCTGCGTCATCCAGATCAGAATACGCCTCACCCATTGGAACCGTGTAGGCGGGGGAGAACCCTGCGGCGATTTGCTCAAGCGGCATAGGCCCGTATGAAGTTGTTACTACTGCAATATCTCCGCCAGAAATAGGCATAAGGCCCATCTCCGCCCTAGCCTCATTGACCGTAAGCACACCCTGGCGAATCAAGGTTTCAGCCCGCTTTGCCATGGCAAGCTTTTCTTCTGATGTAGAAGGGGCCACACGATCAAAGGTAAATGACAAGCGCCCAAGGTCTTCCGGGTCCACAAGCCGGGAAACAATCTGTGCATTTACACGGGCTTGAATCAACTCAAGAATAGGCGAGATCAAATGGCTACTGGAAACGTCCATTTGGATTTCAGCAGCAGCCCTTGGGACGCCACTGCTATCACCAAGCTCAACAGGCAATACGCCAAACACTCGCCAAATAGATCGGCGCATTTCTTCTACAACGCGCAGAAGCTCTAAGTCTTTAGGTGTATGCCTAAGTTCAAGCCACTTGGCATCAATACCTTGCGGCTGAGGGCTAGTCACAACACGAATGCGGTGATCCTTTCCTTTCATTGCCATCAGGTCAGATCTTGCCCGCTCAGCAGCAGGGCCGGAAATGCCACCAAGAACAAGTAGGCCAGGCGGGATTTCATCTGCGTCCAGTGCCAACATGGCGTGCTCGCTTGCCAGTACAACCGTCACACATTCATTGATTACCGTTTCCATCATAGGCAAGCCCAAGGTGGATCGGGTGTTGTTGAAGATCTTAAAGTAAGCAAGGTCTTCCGGTGGGATCTGTACTGCTGGCTCTGTGCCGTCTTCTGGATCTTGATCGTAATAGAGCAAGTGCCCATGCTTGTCGGTTACTGGGAAAAACTCACTCCCAAGCCACACCTGAAGCTCAGAGAGCCTGCCCACTTCATCGTTTACTAGCTCGATGACACCGGCATCATATATGAGCAGGTCTGTGACCATTGCGGTCATCATTTCCTGCCAAGTGGTGCCGTCTGTGTTTGGCATAGCCAAGAAGTTCCGTACTTTCTTAGAAAGCTCGGTGAGCCGGGTGTATTCAGCCACGTCGCGAGGATCAGAGTTTACTTTGACGTACCAGTCCCAGGTAGCAATACGGCGTGCGATAGTATCTACACAAGCACGAACATCTGGTGTGGTTTTGTATAGCTGAAAGTATTGCTCCGGGTACAGGCTTCGGTGGGTGCTGTAATAGGAGTAGCGACTATTGGGCGTCGAGTGTGCTGTGGTACTTTCATAAGCATGGGACCATGCAATGCGCTGCCGTGCTGATTTTACTGGGCGAGCGCCACCCTGGGTAAGCCACCCACCAGCGCGTGTTTCTTCTTTGGCTTTTATCGGTACTACTGGGGCCGAAACAATCTTAAAATCAGGCATGTGCTATCCACGGTTTTGTTCAGGTTATCACGACCGCACAAATAACGGCACACAACCCACTATGTCTTCAAATACAAGTAACACTATAAAGGTTATTTCTTAGAAGCCATGTACTCTTCCGCATGGCCGCTGTCTATCATTTGCTGGTTTACGGAAACCTCTTCAGGTTGGCCATAACTATCAAAAGCCCATAGCGTAACCAAGTATCTTCCGTATTTTCCTTTCTTTTCTGACTTCATTAAAACAGTTTGGTTTAGTACCTTTTTTCTTAAAAAGTCTCTAGCTGCAAGTGCCCGCTGCTTCTCTTGATCGCTTACGCCCCGCAGTTCCGGTGTATTGATTCCCAACAGCCTAAGCTTGGCCGCATTTGCGTTGAAGTTAAAGCCGAGGTCGATTGTTGCTGTGCAAGTATCACCATCGTACACGGAAGTAATTTTAGCTAAGTAGGTATACACTTGCCCCCCGGTGTTCGGTCTAATTTACCGGGTGAGCCTGTTTAGCAAAAGGTTTTACTTGGCATTGTTTACAACAAGCTTCAACACCACACAATCTTCTTTCTTCGCTTGCTTCGTACCTTCAGTTTGAAGGAAATGTGCAGCCTCGTATAGCTGTTGAAACTCTGGCATTTCCACAGCCCGTTCATTTATCGCCAGCACGCTGTCTAGGTGGTTTTGGAGCATTTCACCCCACACCCTAAGTTTCTCGCCATGTTTATTGTGCTCAATAGTGTAGCCACCGCAACCGGGGCAATCTACTTCTGCTTGCACCCATTCGCTCCCACACTTCAAGCATTCTCTGGATTTTGCGTACTGCGTTAAAAGATCGGCCATTTCTTTTCCGGGGCTATTTGTCGCCGCTGGCAACTCCCGCCAACATTCTAACCATACCGCGCATCATTCCCGGCTGGTTTTTGTTTTCTTGGTCAAGATCAACGCCAGGGGTGACACCGACAAACCCACCGAAAATGCGGGCCATTAGCTTGCCTGTCCTCTTGTCTGCATCGTCTTGCCCTGCCTGGTACGCGGCGCGAATTGCACACAAGATTACCTCTTGATCTTCCGGGCTTGAGGCTTTCAATAGCTCAAGCAACTCGGGCTGGGTTGAACTCATTTCAATCGCTTTGAAAAGCGTTGGTAGCTTTGCTTTACTGGGCATCGTAGGTGCCTCCTGTATATTTATCCCACTCTTCACTAATGTAACTGCCTGACGTATTCAGCATGTCGGCAGCTACACGTTCGTAAGCATCTGCAAACCGATAGTGATCGTCGGCGTTGCCTTCATCCCAAATAAACTTGTCGCCACGATCATTAAGAACGCGGCGCGAAGCAACCATTTCGTCGCCCCAACCCGGCACATGCCAAACATCTTCTGGAAAGACCTTCTGGGGTGGGTTCATACGCATTTCATCAAGTGTGGCATCAAGCAACTGTGTACGGTCAACAGTTACCACTCTTCGGGCATAGTCTAAGCGCCTACCGTATGATTCACGACCAACGCGCTCAGTCGGGTGGAACTGGCAAAGCCATAGATCACACACCCCGGTTTCCAGGCACTTATCTCTAAGCGCTTGCGCCATGCGCATCTCAGGGCGGCTATCCACAACGGCAGCATTAACGTGGAAGCGTAAAAGCATATCGTAAAGGTCATCAAACGTAGCTACGGTCCCAACAAAGCGGCCAACCCTGGTGCGCTTGTCTGTATCGTCATTGCGTTTTAGGATAGCAATGTTCACATGAAGCGCCTTAGAGCCAACGTCTACCCCTGCTACAACAAACTCATCTTGCAGGGACTTATCCCCAGCTATGTCAATAGGTGTACCAATAGCCGCATTGGCCAGAACTTGGGCCGTTACAGCCGCACCTTCTGATTCGTATGGCCTGCCCATTACACTTGTGGAAAAAGCAGCCAACTGAACCGCACTACCCTGTGCTTCAAGCCACTCGTGCCATAGCGGCCTAATGTCTTGGCTTAGTACATCGAGCCTGCTTACGCAGTAGCCGCGCCGCACGTTGTCAGGGCGTTCTGCAACCCAACCGCCACCTTTGGCAACACGGTCAAAGGGTTTACCGCATTTCCTACAGATGGGCCTAATCCAGCCACCTGCTGCCATCTTTTTATCCCTAAGCACCCACCGGCCACTGGCGTCCCTATCCACAATGTGCTGCGTCCACTCTAGGTGCTGTCGTTCACCACAGTGATCACATTGGTGGTGCCATTTGCGGCCATCGCTAACGTCGTACAGGCCAGCTACGCCATAATGCGGTCGGGTGGGGTTTCCTACCCTGTAAAGCTGCGGGTAAGGGCTGGCACGCAAGCGGTCACGGGCCAATGCAAGGTTTTCTTGCACACAACGATCAAACTCGTCCACAATCAAAACGTCGGCACTAAACTCAATAAAGTCGTTTACGGTGTTGCTGCCCAAAAACAACATGCCGCCTTTACCAAACTTCTTGATCCTTAAGCTCCCAAGATCACCGCCGTTCGGTAGCTTGCCCTGGTAGTAAGGAACCTGTTCAAGTGGTGGGTGTACGCGCCTTTGTACAAAGCGGTCGCGCAACTGGTAGGTGGGTAGAACATAGGCAGCAATGCGCCCAGCCTCACCGGACCTTTCCAAAACAAGCTGGATTAGTAGCTCACTCCACCCAACCTGCACTGCTTTCATTGCGTCAAAGCCTACGTTGGGCGCATCACAGTAAAGCTCTATTAGGTAGGGCTTATCTTTGAATGTAAGCGGCGTTCCGCGTGTGCTTTTGTGGTGCTTTAGCGCAATGCCTAAAAGTGGGTACTTTTCATGCAACGCCTCTACTACTGGCGCTGTGCTTTGGGCTGTATCTTCTGGCACAGGTAGCTCTACTATTTATCAGTGTTGGTTAGTGAATCTAGCAGAGGTACCCGCTCAGCCTTTGGGCTTCCTGACAAAATAGACCAGCACTCGTAAACGTGCCCTTCAGGGGATCTGTAGCGCTTGATATGCAGCCCAACATTGTCCAAATGCACCCGCTGAACACCACTTGACTTAGCGATTGCCAGCAGCTTTTCAAGGCTTTCGGCATCCATGTACATTCTTACATCAACGCCGCTATTGGGGCCTGCTACCTGCTTTTCGTTTATCAATACGTCTTTACGGCCTGCCTGCTTCTTGCCTTCACCAAATGGATCGTATTTCCTGACAGCATCAATAAGGATTGACATCACTCCTCCTGGGTTACTTCAATGATCTGCGCATCAGGTACAGCGTCTAAGATCACGCTAAGCTCCTGCACGTCTTCTTTCATTGCTTCAAGTATTGCGGTGTGATCCCCGCTTTTCTTTGCCTTTTGCATTCTAACGGTATCTACCACTACGTTGTGGTTGTGCTCAACCTGCGAATGCACTGCAACCTGCTCGGTTGGTAGCCCAGTTAGCAAAGCCCTGGCTTTGAGCAAGCTTGGTATGTCGCTAACTTTTACCTGCAACTCGCCCGTTTGAATGCGTTTAGCAATAAGGCCAAGCACGGCATCTATAAGCATGATTTGCTTGCTTATGTCACCTTCTTTCAAATGCTTGGAACGGATCCGCGTGGAAAGGTCGCGCATGTACCTGGCTGGATCGATTTGATCTAGCTCCGTTGTTGTTAGCTCACTTTTATAGGCCGTTTGGTCTTTGCTTTTATCGGGCTTCTTTTCAATGCCTACACGCTGCTGCCTCACTTCGGCACGCAAGCGGGCATAGCCAGCGGTGGACAAAACAATATCCAATGCCGCACGCATCATCTCTGACCTGTCAGTTCCAACGTATTCTTCCATACGGGCACGGAATACATGCAGTGCTGCATACTCTACGTCTGGCACACGGGCGCAGCGCATCTCCCAGTCGTATTTCTTTTTCCAGTGGCGTACTGTGCTTTCAGGTGAGGTCATGCTGCGGGCAATCAACCTGTTGCTGCGTGCATCTGGTGTTTGCATGGCCCACAGCAGCATTGCCTCATAAGCGCTATCAGACTCGTTCTGAAGCTGCCCTAAGCGCCGGTTGCTGGGTGCGCCCTCAGAAGGCTCTGGTGAGGGCTGTGTGGCCGTTGCGTTGCTCATGCTTCCCCGATTTGTGCGCCAACCTTGCTTATGACTGCGTAAATAGCGTCTTCTAGTTTTTTATCTTCTGTTTCTTGGGTTGAGCTAAACGCGGCCCCAATCTTTTCCCGCGAGTATTCAATGGCTTCTTCTATGGTCATTGCAGCCAATACTTCTTGCTGGTTTTCTATTACGAACATTGCCATCAACCCCAATGCAATGTGCTTAGGGATGTTTGGTGGTGGCTCTGTTACCCGTGGGTCGTAGTGGTCAGGCACATAGGCGTAAAGCCCTTCAGCAGTGAAAACCAAAGCAACTTCGTCTTCACCAACATTTAGTATGCTTTCTTCGCCGTCTACTTTGAGTTTCATTGGGTTTATCCTATACGTTGTGCGCAAAACTGCGCAAGTGCTCTACTAAGCTTTATTTTCTAAACAGATCTCAACATCAAAGTGCTTTTCGATCAGCTCTGCTTGCGCATCAATACCAGTAAGTTTGGTGAACACCGCGCAAACCAGCGCAATGCATTCTGACCAGTTGGCTGGATCGGTGCAGTTGTAGTCGTCCCAATCTATTGCTACCGCCTTGCCGTTTACTTTGTGTTCTACAAGCCACAGGCCAAGCTTGGGTCCACCCAAAATGGCAAACCACATTTTTTCACCTTGGTGCTCAAGTGTAAACTCAACTTCGTTGTTGTGTTGGTGGTGTGTGTATAAGTCGCGCAGCTTGCCCACTACTCCCCCTTGGGGCTTTGTGCGTAGCCGTCTGCGTACCAGCCACCACCCCTAAGCTGAAAGCTTGTGCTTGTAGAAATAAGCTTGCGACACTTGTGTGATCCGCACTTAGGGCAGTTGGGCAGCTTGTCCCGTTGCGAGGGCCTTACAAGCTCATCAAAGACTTCATTGCAGTCTGTACATTGGTAATCAAATAAGGGCATGTTTTTTCCAATCTATTGGTGCCAGTGGTTCTAGCTTTATGCCTGCTTTTATTATCTTTCCACGGCGGTACAACAGCTTACTGCGGTCGTTGCTGTCCATGATGTGGTGATCAACCACTTCTTGCCCTACGCGCTCTGTGTAGTAGATCGGGCTGACATAGCTAAACACCGTACCCATACCTTTCCGCATATCTTTCAATGCTTGTACATGGGCTTCCACCTTTGTTGGCGCTTCTAGCGTTAGCGCAAACAGCACCGTTTCGTAGGTACCTATTTTGTCTACCTTAAATACAACGCGCCATTCTGGATTTTCAGCTTCCATTGCTTCCCCCGGCTCTTCTTAGCTCTGCTAATAGATTTACAATATCTCCCCACCCTAGCTTGGTCACTGGGCTTTCTGAGCCAGTAAACACTACCTCAATGGGTTCTTCTTTTCCAAACCCAAGGTTGTCGCACATGCGCTCTATTTGGTGGATGGTGCCACGCTCAATGGGTAAAACGCGCCCTGGGATTATCTTTCCACCTATGTTGTCTAGCGTTTGGATTGCAATGCCGCTTATCTTGGATCGCTCGTAGTAGTCGTCAACCCCGTAGGTGCCCATTGTGTCGTGGGCTTTCCATGCGGCTATGCGTCCTTTTTTCACGTCTAGCATTTGGGCCACCTGGCCTGCGCTGTAAAGCTTTGAAAGTTCTGCTGCGGCTATTTTTAGGGCTAGCTGCTCTTCACCGGACATTAGGCTTCTAAAATACTGGCCGTGGTGTGCAGCACACTCGTGCAGCTTGCTTTGAATAAGGTGATCGTCCATTGGGTTGTCGGCAACCATGAACGCCACCGTATAAAAAGGTGTGCCTTGGCTGTGCTTTGTTTTTGATTGATAGGTAGTACAAAACACTGGGTAGCCGTGTATGTCTTCACCGTACATGGCGGCTTCTAGTATGTTTTTGATCAGCACTAGGCGTTTGAAAGCAAACCCCAATGCAGTAAGGGATCCGGTTCGCTTGAACATGCGGCAGTTTTTAGGCTGGTGTTTATTAAACTCAGCCCAGCCTTTTAGGCCGCCCATAAAGCTGCGCATTTCTTTTTCGGCCATTTCCATAAGGTGGCTTAGTTCGCATTTGTAGCGCTTACTAAGCATTAGGTTTGACTGAATGTAAAAGCCCCTGCTTGCTGCGGTTTTCTTGGCAAAACGTCTTTGTGCGCTGGTGATCTTTGGTACTAGCTGCCTAAAGTCTTGTTTGCCTACTTCGCGCCCTTTTAGCATGGTAATGGCCACAATCCCCGGCTTACGGATGTTGCGCATCACTTCCACAATGGTTTGCATGTTGTCTATGGAAATGGAGTTGCAAAAGTCTAAATGGGCTGTGTTGTACAGAATGTTTTTGCTTATTTGGGCGGCATCGGCTTTTAGTACGTTGGCTTCTGGGTGTAGCTCTTTGCAGTAGTCTACGGCGTCTTGGCAAATGTCTACTGCGGTTACACGGGCCGGGTTCATGCCCATGCCTTTGATTACGCTAATGTCGCCGCCGTGCCCTGCTAGTACCAGGCTTCCTAAATAGGGCTGGTTTAGGCTTGTCATCCATTGGGCGGTTTGCGTCCACAGCTTTGCTCGGCTTACTTTTTTACCGGGGCTGTCTCCTCGGTAGGTGCTTTCATTCACTTTTTTGTCCTTTGCAAAAAATGGGGTGCCGTGCTGGCTACCCCACTACAAGGACCAGCACGGCTGGTAATGGTACAGGCAGAACCGGGGAGCCACTGCCCCTAACCACCACCACTTGGTTATAGGGGCGGCAACCAAAAAACGGGCACTTCTACCTTGGTTTTAGTTGGACGGGGCTTTGTCTTGGGTTGTTCAAAAAATAAACCCCCCACCAGGGGCCAACTTGGTCCTGGCGGGGGTTCCTCCTCCTCCCTACCTTTGGGGCGTTGCTTTGTCACCCATCCCATTTCTGGGCCTACGTCTTTTTAAAGGATCATAAAAAGTTGGGTAAAGCGGTAAGTAGTCTACCACTCCAGGGATACCGGCGGCACCAAACAACCACAGCACTACCTAAGCCAGCCGCTACGGTCCACACGCTCCTGATGGTAAATGTTATTAGGCTTAGGTGTTGTGCCTACAAACATTATAGGCCAGCAGGGTATAAAACGCGCCTTCAAAACCTATAATGTAAGACAGGAGGCACAATGGCCCAAAAAGCACAAGCGTGGAAGGTAATCCACAGCAGCAACGACATGGCTTGGCGTACACCCAAAGCACTGTTTGAACACCTGCACAACGAGTTTGGTTTTACCCTGGACGCAGCAGCCAACAAAGAAAACGCACTGGTACCCAACTACCTTGGAAAAGACCACAAAGATCCAAAGCTACGCAACAGCCTTACCTGCCATTGGAAGGGCAATGTGTTTTGCAACCCACCTTACGGAAGGCAAGTAGGCCAATGGGTAAAGCAAGCCTACGAACAAAGCCAACAAGGGGCAACCGTGGTGGTTTTGGTAATGGCATGCACCGATACCGCCTGGTGGCATGACTACGCATGGAAAGCTGATGAAATACGCCTACTGCGCGGTAGGGTGCGCTTTACACGAAGCAACGGCCAAAAAGCTGCCGCTGCACCAAAAGGAAGCGCCATACTGGTGTTTAGGTCACACACAAGCCTGAACACTGCTTGCAACTACACACCAAGAGTGATTAGCTGGAAAGCACCACTTGGTGACTAATGTTCCATACTAAAGACACTGTGCTGAAACCCAACTGGCGCTCTATTTGTAAGTTTTTAGGGGCTGCTACTATTTTCTGCTTTGCGCTTGGATTGGTCCTTATTGCGGCAGCGTAAAAGATTTTTTCTGAAAAAAATTTGGACTGCGCAGGGGTAGGTGTTTTTTTGAGAAATAGCCCGCGATGAGGGGTTGGCGGCCCGCAACGCCAGGGCGCTAAGTTTACAAGCGCCCCCAGGGTTTTGGCATGCTTTTTGATCCTGTGGATCCAAGTAGGGCCAAAAAGCGCAGCCAAAACGCAAGGCCGCCAGCCGGGTTAGGGCTGGCGGCGGGTTAGCGGCTATGGGTTAGCCT